ACACCTCTAGGCTCATCTGCGTTCAATATGAATAACGGTGGGAAACTCATCCCTATTGATGCAAATCTTTGGAGTGTGACAAGTATAGTGTCTAATCGTCGTATCGATGAATTGATGAAACCTCAAAGGGTTAAAATAAAAATTGAAAGTCTTCGCTGCACACCAACACTCTTTATTGATGGTGTTAGTATGACAGGATTAGAGAATGGTGATGTTGTCACATTGAAAAAATGTGTTGATAAATTTAACATTGCATTTCTTAATCCAAAAGATTTCTTTGCAAAACGTATGAAACTACAACAGGAGAGACGATGATAAAAACTATGCGTAAGGATTTATTTCCTTTAATGTTTCCTTTAATATTGATATGGATATTATTATTTGTTACTTATCATGTTTTCTTTCATTTAAAAGAACATATTGATAAAGAGGTATATACAATTATAGATAATAATCAATCAATTACAACTACTCAAGGTGATTGTATTAATGGGTTATATTTTGTTTATGGTAACGGTATAGCACAAGTTATTGGACACGATGGTAAACCTGTTTCGTGTACATCAGAATTAATTAAAGGTTCAAAATTTAAATTGAATGAATTATGGGATTAAGAAAAGGAAAATAATGAATCAGACTGCAATTAAATTTTTTATAATCGCTTTAGTAGCGATGTTTATCTTATTCAATATACCATTAATTATCGGGTTCTTTATTATGATATTCATTATGATTGTTAAACTTACTTGGAATTTATTATGGATTATTGCTATCGTTGGTATTGCTGTTGCATTTATATTAAAGAAATAATTTAATCTAATTTTAATTTTATTATGATAAAATATATGTATCAAAAGAAGGAATATAAGATGATTGAAATACCTCAATATCCAAATGTAGATACATGTTTTTATGTAACTAGTGCAGGTAAACCAAATATTTATGAATGTAAACCAATATCATTTGTATTCGACACTGTAACAACTATTGGTACTAGTAATATAGTAATTAATGTTACCTTTAATTTCAGAAACGCATCTTCACAATGTATCAAAACACTTTATTATGATAATGACACTTGGCAATCTGCTGATAAACAATTTTTTACTGATATTATAGATGCTATTTCATTTATAGAGAAACATGTAACATATAAAACCGAAGAATTATTTAAAAATGTAGTAAAAACGTTTTCAAAAAAATATCCAGAGATATTACTATGAAGATGAATAGATTTTATTTTGAAGAAATCATTGCTAAGATTTTTGGACATAAAGACTTCATGTTTTTTGGTCATATACTTGCACAATGTGTGATAACTATGGATAAGACATTACCTGCACCTGCAGGAGTATATTTCCATTTATATAGTTATCATCTTGATATTAATCCAATATTGTTCAATAAATTTTCTGAGCAAGAAAAAATAGCAATTTTAATTCATGAGGCATGTCATATTGTTTATAATCATGTTACTATTCGTAAACAAGATGACCATGAGAGATGGAATTATGCTACTGATATTGCAATCAATCAGATGATTGAAAATATACCTGCATCAGGATTACATTATAATAATTATAATCTTCCTGAAAATCTATCATCAGAACAATATTATATACTTCTTGAAAAGAATGATGAATATAAGAAAATGAAAGAAAAAGAAAAGAAAAATCGTGAAAAGCTACAGGACCTAATCAAAAAAGCATTTGAAGATGGTAAGTTAGATAGCGACAATACTTCAACAGATGGTAGCGAGATAGATATTGATTTTCCTGTTCCTATGGATGCACACGACTGGAAAGAATCTGTTGGTGATGAAGATTTTAGAAAAGAATTGACTAAAAATATGCTTGATAAGGCAATATCAAAAAGTCGTGGAAATACACCTTCTGGTTTATCTGATATGTTGAATTTGTTTAAATCAAAAAATGTAGTTGATTGGAGACGTGAATTACGTAAGATTGTAGGAAATAAAAAATGCAATGTTAGACGTACTATAATGCGTTCAGATAGACGTTTTCCTAACCGTGAGGATTTACGTGGTAAAACGAAAGATGTTTCATTTGATTTAGTTGTTATACTTGATGTATCAGGTTCTATGAGAAATGGATATATCATCAAAGGCCTAACAGAGATTAAAGAGATTTGTCGTCTTACGAATACTAGTTATAAAATTGTACAAGTTGACACTCAAGTACACGGTGTTGATGATTTTGATACAAAAACAAAAAGATTTACACGCCTTGCATCAGGAGGTACTCGTATCTATCCTGCAGTAAAATATATTGATGAGAACAAGATACCATATAATGCAATGATTGTTATTACTGATATGGGTATTGAATCAATTCAAGATTGGAAAACAATTCCAAAAGTTCCTATGTTATTTCTTGATACGCAAGGTGGTAATTCTGTATGGGATGGGTTTATGCACAAAAATTTCAAATATTTTGACATAAGCAAACATTAAGTATGTTTATGTTATAATAATACAAATAAAAAAGGAAATTAAATGAAAGAAATAGTAGCATATAAAATTTTCAATTCAAGTGAAGATTTTGAGAATTGGCAAATACAAAATGATGAAGTTAAAATGTTGAATATAGTACCATTCGTTGGTACATTAAATTCAGACAATATAGAAACCCAAATAACAATGGAAACTAGTATATCAATTTTAGTTACATATTGGAAATCTGTAGAGCAAGAATAATATAAACAAGTAAAGGAAGGAAAGAAATGAAAATTGATAAAGACCCATTCGGAACAAGAATTAAACAATATGAAACTGAATGTGAAACATATCTCGATGATCAAAAATGGGCTATCGTTAGAATTGATGGTCACGGTTTTAGTAAATGGACTAAAGGTTTTGATAAACCGTTTGATGCATTACTCACTAAACTGATGTCAGAAACATCCCGTTTACTTATGGATGAATTTCATGCAGTAGCAAGTTATTCACAATCAGATGAGATTACACTTATTTTTGAACCTGCAAAATTAGTTGATGTAAAAGGTAAAAATAGATTCATCTATGCAGGTCGTGTACAAAAACTTACATCACTAATGGCATCATTTTCTGCAATGACATTTAATCGATTATTACAAGATATTATAGATGCAACTCCTGATATTATGTCTATAGATCTATATAAATCAAAAGTTGGTTATGCATATTTTGATGCTCGTGTATTTCAAGTACCAACAGAATGTGAAGCATATAATTCATTTTTGTGGAGAACAAATGATTGTGAACGTAATTCTAAAAACGTATTCGCACAAAATATTCTTTCACATAAACAATGTCAAAACAAAACAAGTAATGAGCTTGTTGAAATCTGTAAAGAATTAGGATTCGATTGGAATCTTCTTCCTGATAGGTATAAATTTGGTGTGCTTTGGAAAAAAGGAACTATGGAAGTTGATGCAATTGATTTTCATACAAAAGAACCAATTAAAGTAAAACGCTCTTATTTTATCGAAAATTCTAAACAATGGAATTTTAACGACAGTGATGTTTCTTACGTTCTTAGAAGAAAAATATAATCTATTTTTAAGTTTATTATGATATAATTATTGTAATAAAAGAATGATTAATGATGGTGACATATATTCACAGAAAATGAGGGAGGATTGATATGTTTATTGCAGAGGTACCTGAAATTTTAAAGATTTGTCTAGAGGCAAACGAAACATTGCTTATGGAAGGCTCACATGGTATTGGTAAATCACAAATAGCACGTGAATTTTCAGAAAAAGAAAATGTACATAATGAAACATTATTTCTATCACATCAGGAAGTAGGTGACCTTATTGGTATGCCTAGAACTGTTGAGATTCATGGAGAATTTGTTACTACTTGGACAAAACCTATATGGTTACATAGAATGGAACGTGCTGTTATGCGAGATACAATGAATTTTAATGATCTTGCATTTAAAGATGACGAGTTCAAAGAATACGTTGAATTATATTTAAGAGAAAAGAATGCAAAAAATTAATATTAATTTAATATAAAATATGTTATAATGATTATTCAACATACAAAGGATAAAAATGTCGGGAATTAACAATGGTGGACCAACAGACTATTACCAAATACCTGAAGGAACAAATGAGTTACAAGATTTAATTGAACATAAGAAAATGAATTTTTCACAAGGAAATATTTTAAAAGCAATATTTCGTGCAGGTGAAGAACATCATTCAAGTTATGAACGTGATTTACATAAGATAATCTTTTTTGCAGAACGTGAATTAAAGAGAATTGAACGTGAACGTAATAATTTACATATATCAGTACCTGATGAAAGGTTTAAAGAAAAATGACTGTGATAAATCTTTATGGTGGTCCCGGAACGGGTAAAAGTACCACAGCAGCTGGATTGTTTCATCTAATGAAAACAAAAGGTTATAAGGTTGAACTGATAACAGAATATGCAAAAGATTTAGTATATTCAGAATCATTCTTCAAGATGAAAGACCAATTGTACATATTTACGAAACAACATCACAAGATATGGAAACTCAGGGATAAATTGGATTATGTAATAACAGATTCACCACTACCATTGAGTTTACATTATTTTGTTCCAGATGGACCTTATGACGAGAAATTATTTAAAGATTTAGTTATAAGCACTTTTAATGCATACAAGAATATAAATATTTTTGTCATTCGTGATTTGGAAACCCATTCATACCAAGAATACGGTAGAATCCAAACCGAGGCAGAGGCGGTTCTAATTGATTTGTCAATAAGAGATTTGTTAAACGAATACTCAATTGAATATACCGATTTACTGGTATCAGATATGTTGCCTAGCGACATATTGGAACTTATCAAAAGAACTTAATTTTAATCGTATAACGAAAATTTTGTGTTTATGAAAAAATAACATAAGATTAACTCGATTGAAGCACTTTCAAAGAAAGTAGATAAATGAAGAAATTTATTTCTCATGAACGAAATTAGAAAAAGGAGCCCAAATTGGATAATCCATTTGTGAAGCTATCAAAAACAATCAAGAATTTGAAATTGTTGGTGATATTACTTGTGTCGATCTTGATTGGATCTGTGTTTGGTACAAAAATGTACTTCGACAACAAGAATAATGATATCATCAATCAGAGTAAAGAATTTCAAAATAGTGCATTAGAAAATGCACAAAAATTAGAGCAAGCTGAAAAAGAACTAAAAGAGAAAAACGTAAAGTTAAAGAATGTCTCGGTTATTGAGGATAAAATTACAGATTATATCCATCATCAAAATAACAAAGTATCGAACTCAGAGGCTCAACATTTAGCAGAAGCAATTATAAAAACATCAAATAAGTATGATACAGTTAAATGGAATATACTTACAAGTTTGGTTGATTCTGAATGTGCGTTTGATACAAAGGTCGTACATAAAGCGGCATCATCAAGACATATTGATGTAGTTGGTGTTACAGGTGTCAGTACAACTACATGGTTAAATGAATTAAAACGTGAGAAGATAGTGACTTGTAGAAATGATCTATTAATTCCATCGAAGAATATTGAAGCATGTGGATATATTCTTAACAAGTATGGGGCAGGACATTCTACATTTAAAGCGCTTGCAATGTATAAAAGCGACTGCGAATTAGGCAGACGGCAAGCATCATTAGTCTTAAAAAAGGCTTACGACATAAAGACAAAGGATTATAATGTTTAATTACATATTAGTAATGATCAACTCAATTACTGGACTTTTCGGGAAAAAAGAAACTCCAAAAGCAACTGTTATATCAAAAGGTACAACTATTACTGGTAAATTGGAAACAACAGATTTATTATTTGTTTCCGGTAATATCTTCTCAGATAAAATTACTTGTACACAAATTGTAATTGAAAATACAGGTGATATCCGTAGTGATATATTTGCAGATATATTACATGTGTATGGTACAATCACTGGAAACATCCAAGCAAATGAGGTTTATATTTACGAAGGTGCTACGGTTCACGGCGATATTACATATACAGAAAAGATTTCTATATCAACATTGAATGGTTCTGATACCATTATTAATGGAAATATAAAATATATGAATATTATTCCAGAAAATAATTCTGCTAAAGTACGTGTTGCTTTAGCTCCTAAAGAACGTTCTACTACAGTACCTGCTGTATAAGAAGGAAGTGAGTAATCACTTCTTAAATATTCATAAACTAATATTAATATTTAAGTAGTTATTAAACATATACATGATATAATATATAAAATAGATTGAAGGATTGAGATGGATAAGTTAAGTATAACACGTGATGAGTTACAAAAATTATACAATGAATTTTACGATAATGAGTATAGCTTGTTGAGTAAACAAAACACTCAAGTATATTGGACAAAAGGTAAAAATACTTCACTTCTACTTGATGAATTAAATCGTGCACCACTTGATGTAAAACAATCAGCACTACAACTTGTTCTTGAGAAAGAAATTCATCAACATTCGTTACCATTTTTTCGTGGTAAACCATCATTAATTATGGCTTGTGTGAACCCAGCAGATGGTAATTATCAAGTAGATGCATTAGACCCAGCATTGCTTGACCGTTTCTTAACGATTGAAGTACAAGCAGATGCAGAATCGTGGTTACGATGGGCTACTAAAAAAGGTTTACATAAGGCTGTATTATCATTCATTTCAAATAATCCTGATAAACTAAATTTTATGAGTGATGAAGTACAAGATTCTAAATTCCCAACACCACGTGCATGGGAGAAACTTTCTGATTTATTGAAGGTGTTAAAAGGAGGTAAAGAAAATCCTTTTGCATTGACAATTATTCGTGGAAAAATTGGAGAAAGTATAGGGTCACGATTTTATGAATTTTATACACGTTTCAATGAACAAATTACTTATGATGATTTAAAAAAATTTATATACAATCAACAAGGTAATGATATTAAGGACATTACACGTAACCTTAAACTATTCCTTGCAAATCAGAATAGTATGTTTAAAACTGAAATGTTAAATCTCTTCTGTGAACGTGAACTAATAAAAGGAATTTCTGAGAAAGAAGCATTAGGTACGATTGCTATGTTACACGCAGTTGAATTAGAAATACGTGCATCAATTCTAAAAAGTATGAAAGTAAACAATGGGGATAGATTTAAAATATTTTTATCTATTGATAAAGATAGAGAATTAATCTGTTCAATCACCGATCATATAGTGTGATGATATAAATAAAATATATTCAAACAAAAAGGTTTATTTTGCAAAAAGAAATATTACAAGAACAAGTTATACGAGATTTCGAAAAAATATATGTACTCGACACTAATATTATTCTAAATGATGTTTCGAACATAGAAATTTTATCTCAGAATTCATCAAATCTAATTGTACTTCCCGAAACTGTTATGGATGAACTTGATGTTAAAAAATCAGGTACTGAAGAGATTAACTTTCAAGCACGAAGTTTTGGTAAGTTATTGGAAAAAGGTGAACTTGTTTCAGTTACCCGACCTATTGCTGGTACAGTAATAACAAGGATTTTTATTAATTCAGAAAAGAATATTACAATTGATATTATATCAAGAGAAGAATATTCAATATCAAGTAAAAACGTCGAGAGAGCGATTTTAAATGATAGAATGATTCTTGAAATAGCAAAGTTTGCATCAAGTCATTATTTGGAAGAAGTAGTGTTTATTTCTGCTGACGTAATGTGTAGACATAGAGCATTGGCACTTGGAATTAATATTGAAATTTTTGGTAAGAATACTCCTGATTCTATTGACCTTTATACTGAAGTTGAAATGAAAACAGATGAATTGCCAACAAGTATAGAAGCATCTAAATTAGATATCCCTTCGACTATTTTTGGTTTATGTTTATTCAATGAAGAAGGCAATAGAAAATACTATTACAAATCAGGTATAACTTTCTTTGAGATTAATGACATTGATTTAAAACGTCAAAATATTAAACCAAATAATGTCGAACAAAAGATTTACTCAAGTATGATTATCGACCCTTATTATGATGTTATTGTTTGTGATGCACCAGCAGGTTCTGGAAAAACAGCAGTTGCACTTAGTGGAGCTATGAGATTGATCGATAAAAACAGAGACAAATATAATAAGATTGTATATATTCGTAAGACAGTTGCATCAGATACTGAAGAACTTGGATTTTTACCAGGAACAGCAGAAGAAAAAATTGCACCATATCTAGCACCTTTGTTTTCAAACCTTGAAGCAATCATTATACAGAAATATAAAAAGAAGTTCACTAAAGATGAATTAGAAGCTAAAATTGGAGATTTAATTACGGATTATCAGATTACTCCAATGTATGAGGGATTCCTACGTGGTTCAAATATTCGAGATGCTATTGTTATTGTAGATGAGTGTCAAAATGATTCTGTAGCAAGTATTAAAACAATTTTGACACGTGTTACTGAAGGCTGTAAGATTATAGCAATTGGTTCAAACCGTCAAATAGATAACAAGTACATTAACAGACATACATCAGCTTTGACATATATTATTAATCGTATAGGTACAGATAATGGTGATGTAAATGTTGGTGCTATTACATTGACAAAAACAGTCCGTGGTAGAATTGCTGAATGGGCGGATAAGTTCAAATAATTAAAAAGTAATATCTTGATTGGGAACATAAATTTCTCAATCAAGAATATTTTGAAAGATAAAGAATGACTACTAATTTAAAAACAATTGATTATGGTATAATTTCAGAAGATGAGATTCGTATTAAGTTAGATGTATTACCAAGTGATATAAGAATTTTATCATTTGTGTGCAGACAATTAATATCAAAAAATAAATGTATTGATATAGTATATAATATAATCGATATTATATTCAAGAATCCTGATAGAACAAAATTCATTAGAAATATTACAAATTCATCATTAGTACAATCTCAAGACACTAATATTTTTAATTACATATATGAAAAACTAGAAAAAATAGATTTTAATGAACGTGAGTCTATATTGCAGGATGTTCTTCAGAATGTATGCACAACTGTTAGCAAGATTACATTATATGAACTGACTGAGAAGATAATAGATGTGTCTTTTAAAGATAATATAATATGGTTTTTATTATATAATAGTAATAATAAAAATTTAGGTATAATAACAAACAGACCTGAAGTTAAAGCAAAAGCTATATTTAAAGGACATATTTTAATATTAGAGTTATTTAGTCAGCAAAAATTCAGGAAGGAATATCCTGAATTTTGGTTATGATTTCTTATATGCATTATATGATGATGCACCAAATAATCGTACTGCATTATATAATGTAAACACCTTCCATTTAGGTACGTTTAAAATTATCATTGCATTTTTAAATTCAAGATCTGCTTTATCTTTAGGAATAGAATCAGTTCTATAAAAATAATCGTGTAATACCGCTGCTTTTCCATATCTTCCATATGGTGGTATGATACTCCAGAAAATTCTAGGAACTGATGCGAAATCAGTCTTGAACCCAGCAGGAACCTTATAAGTAATTCCAGAATCATCATAATAATCAAACTCTTCATATAATGTCCATTCTCCACCGTCGTCAGGTGCAATTAAAATTAATGGTGTAGTAAATGTACTCATTTATAACTCCTAATATATAAATCTTATTATTTATTTAATTTAATCTAAATCAAAGTTTATATATGATATAATAAACAAAATAAAGGATAACAATGAAAGATATTTTATCGATTTTTAATGAATTAGATGAAACCAATTCAACAAAAATTAAAGAACAAACCCTTTTAAAATATAAGGATGATGAATTGCTTAAGAAAGTAATTTATCTTGCATTATCACCTCGTGTAAAATTTTATATCAAGAAAATTCCTCAATATGAATCTATCAAATCATTTAATGAAGATAATCTATTTGTAACTCTTGAAGAATCTATCACAAAATTATCACGATTATCTTCACGTGAGGTTACCGGTTCTAATGCATCATTATTTTTAAAACAAATTCTTGAAAATGTTACTACTAATGATGCAATCGTTATTGAACGTATTATTGGTAAGGACCTTAAGATTGGTTTAAACAAATCAACTGTGAATAAGGTATGGAAGAAACATATTGAATCTACACCTTACATGGGTGCAATTGCCTTCAATAAGAAAAAAGCACAGAATATATTCAAAGATAAAAATGGTGTAGTATCACAAGTAAAAATGGATGGTCGTTATGCCAACCTGATTTCCGCAGGTAATATTACATTAGAAAGTCGTGATGGTGAGATTACATATCTAAATGATGTGTTTGATGATATCTTTACTGATGTAGAAGATAATTTCGTTTTAAATGGAGAACTAACAATTGATGGAATCCCTAGATATATATCTAATGGTATTATAGCAAGTGTCGTTAGTATTAACAAAAAATTAGAAGATGGAAAATCAATTGTATCTGAGATGTCTGATTTTATAAAAAAACATGGAATGACTGTACAAGAAGCAACAGATAAGATTGTATTCACTGTATGGGATATGATTACTATTGATGAATACAGAGAAGCAAAAAGTAATCGCATATATCAGAAAAGATTGGATGAATTAGAATTTTTCCTTGCAGGATTAGTTACTGATAAAATCAGACTAATTGAATCAAAACGTGTATATTCATATGAAGAAGCAATTTTAGATTTCAAAACTAAATTATCTGCAGGTGAAGAGGGAACAATCATTAAAGGATTGTCTTGTATATGGAAAGATGGTAAACCAAATGAACAAATAAAATTGAAAATTGAATTTTCAGTTGATTTGAAAATCATTGGTTTTAATCAGGGTAAACCAGGAACACGTATTGAAAATACATTAGGTTCATTAATAACAGAATCTGATTGTAAATTACTTCAAACAGATCCAGGTGGAATTACAGATGACATGCGTAAATACATATGGGATAATCGTGATTCACTTTTAGATACATATGTTGAAGTTACATGTTCAGGGCTAAGTGTTACAGAAGATGGATATAGTTTGTTACATCCAAGATTCTCAAAACTGAGAGATGATAAAAATACTGGTGATACAGTTGCAAGTATTAAATTAATAGAAGAGGGGTTAAAAACCATTGATTAATAAATTAACAGATGATAATATCGAAACATTTAAACCAGTTGCTGATGTAGTGATGATTAAATGTGAGAAAAAGAAGAACACAACCGAAAGTGGTATTATACTCATTGAACTAGAAACAGTTATTGAACGTCCAGACCATGGTATAATTACGGCAGTTGGTATTAATGTTAAGAATGTTAAGGTAGGAAATATTGCATATTTCTCGCAACAAACTGGATATGATTTTTATGAATCAGATGACTTTTTGTACATTCTAGTACAAGAAGAAAAAATATTTGGTATTATAGTATAAGTATTTAATTTACTTATACTAAAGGTGCTGTTATAGGTGCATTTTCTATTATGTCATTACCAATTTTAATATTATTCAATTCTTCTTCAGTTGTTGCTGCATCAATTAATTGATCTGTTTCTTGTTCTTTTGTAAATAATCCTTGAATATATACACCAATAGCATTTGCAACTATAGTAATTTCTTCAAGACCAAGTGGTACAAATCCATTAGGACCTTTCCAATTAATAGTAAGTGTTGGATTATTAGTAAGATATGTAAACGCTGATGTAATCATAGATTGAGAATCACGATCAGTTGCAATATTCATATTATTAACAACAATACCTTTATTTTCCATTGCGTGTCTATATGATTTTGCATCTTCTTTTTTACGAACTTTTAATTCTGCAAGTGATATAATTGGTTGGAAATTAGTAACAAAATCATTAGCTATTTTAATTTCTTC